TTGCAATTACTTGCACGCTCTAACGAAAATCGGCACAAAGCCGCGTTTGCGATACAAAGGAATGGAAAAGAGATAATACTACCCATTAGTTGTCCCTGCTTTTGAGGCAGGTACTTCTTACGGTGTACAAAGACGTGCTTGGTGAGCGCACGCATGAAGAGTTCTTTGAGCTCAAATAAGAAGCCATCGGGTAAATCACCCCAGTCTTCTTCTGGTAATTGTCGTAAAGACAATTCCATCTCGATGAACAATTGATCGCAGATAGTTTCAGATACCCACGAATACAATTTGTTGGTACTGGAGACATAGTCCCCAGAAACAACTTCTTCATTCTCTTTCAATTCTCCAATTGTATCATCCATATCCTGCTCAGTAACATAACGACTGATTAGAGCAAAAGTAGGATGGACTTTCAGTGTTGACCACATCCATTTCTGGAATGGCTTAAGAACACAGTAAGTCTTAGGAGGACCCTTCGATATAACACGAACTTTTAAGGGTTCTGGTAGGCCAACGGCTTCTACCAAAGGCTTCTCAAGCATTGACTGCTTAAAAAGATCCAAGTATTGTATCTTCCAGATTCGTTCGAGTTCTGTCGTGTCGACCACAACACAAGAACCTTCCTCGGTCTGATCGTAACCAAGTTGGATTTCCTGCGCAATGATCTCGCGCTCATGGATCGCTCGCTCACCGTAGTGTCTCGGAACCGGCCCCGAAAAGGAGGCCTTCGACGTTCCGAACGAAACGAGGTCTGGTTCAACACCAAACACCCCGACATCGTATAACTCACCTACGGACCCAAGTTTGCTTCTACTCTTAATGTAGTTAGCAGACACAGATGGAAAGAAGGGAGAGAAAAGTTTCTCCTTACTTATGAACTTCCCACCGAATAACTCGGTGGTCGTTCTCCTTAATTCCTGAGCAATTACCTCACGATCCAACCAGAAGTCCGGCATGAGGCCGCCGGCAACCGTATAAGGTTCAACCTGTACGGGTTCTGTCGTTAGTTCAAGAACAGTATCATTCACTGAACTTTCGACAACCGAAGTTGGTACTTCTGGTGCAGCCTTTTTAAGCTGCTGAGATGTATTAACGAATTCCCAGAATCGAGCTGGGTCTGAGGTCATGAGTTCCGATAAACATTGATGATATTCACCGGGGAACATGAACTCTGGGCGGAAGAACTTATTAGATCTTCTGTTCAAACCACCGTCGAAGATAACCCCTGTAGGAAAAGGGGGTATATCTTGACCTCGATAATAGGCGAAGAAGGCTGCAAACTTATATTTAAATAACTTAATCCAAGCAGC